TTTTTTTTTTGGGGGCAGGTGGGAGGGTCAGGAATCGAACCTGCACGGACATGGAGTCCGTTCCCGCACGCTATGCCGCAGCTCGACGCACGCCCCCCATGCCCAAAACAGGAATAGCCCCTGTCCGAACCATGCCGGACAAGGGCTACCCTATGGAAAACCGCACCCTATGTACGGAGGCGCAAGGTTAACGCCGTCCGCGTGATTTTCCAAATACAACAGCGCGAAGGACTCGATAGGCGACGTTGACCAATTTGTCGTCCTTATTGGTTTCAGTCAACGCCGTGATTGTCCCGGCAGCGGTGATGACGGCAAGGGCGATTTCTGCCCAATTAGCTTGTAGTGTTTCCATGATTAGACGGGGTATTGATGTTCGGCCATTTTTTTAGGACTTTGAATGACGGGCACGCCTTGGCGTTGGTGTAGTCATTGTGCCCTTTAACCGGCATGTAGGAATATGTCGCCCTCAACCGCTGAACGAGCAAATGGAACGTAAGCTCTTGAGGTTTGGTCATGGTGTCCGCCGGTTTGCCGTTTTCGTCGAGACCTCCTACGTAGCAAATCCCAATGGATGTGGCGTTGTGCCCTTCGACGTGAGCGCCTGCCACATTGATGTCGCGACCGGTTTGTAACGTGCCGTCAAGCTTGATGACGTAATGATAGCCGACGTCCTTCCAGCCGCGAGCTAAATGCCATTGCTTGATCGTATTGATTCCAATGTCTACGCCTTCCCGCGTAGCACTGCAATGCAATATGATTTCGGTCAATTTCCGGTCAGTCGTTGGTTTTCGTTTTGTAGCCATTTTATTGTGATTTCCATTCGATTCACTTTTGCTGTCAATTCGAGAATTTGTGCCCGCAACAAATCCTTCTCTTCTGCCGAGTCCTGCAATAATAATTCCAATGCCCGCACCCGCGCGCGAAGGTCTTCCCGGTACATGGATTTCTCCTCGCGTTCGTAGTCCTCATTTTTTTGGTTCAATTTGACCCTTATGGTATAGAACTGCCATGCCGCCGTTCCGGTCAACGCTGTGATAAGCGCTATGAATATGTTTTCCATTTTGGGTGGTCAGCCAAATTTTGATTTTTTCGTGATGCTGGTTTTTGGTCTGTTTATCCATAGCTCGGCGGGTAAATGATGTGCCGCAAATTCGCCTTGTACCCGCGACCGAATGAAAACGTCAGACCGGACTGGCCGTAAGCTTTGGTTGACGGGTGGATGTCGTCTTCAGTGTTGGTATGGTATTCAGGGTATTTGGTGTCCCAATTGTAGCGCAAATGCCGAATTAACCGGTCGGTGTACAGCTGGGCGGTTTGTCGCGACCGCTCAATTTCGCGGTGCAAATCGTCTGGGCTGATAGTTGCGGATTGTTCTGCCGTTCGGATGACGAGGTTGGTTCCGTCGTGGCGCACGTGCAAGGCCGGCAACAGCTCGACCATTCCCCACCACGCCACGATTTTCTGCACGTAATTTTTGAGCAACCCTTCGTAATCCGCTGTCAATGTAGCGTCTTCGATGTCCGTCCGCAACCGCATGTACAAATCCGTGCCTAACACCGGAATCACGTATTTGTCTTGTGCCAGCACAATTGCTGTCACTAACATTTGGTCGTCCATTGATTCGCTCAAATACGTCGTGCGCTTCATGTACGCCGGGCTAATGAACAGGATTTCGGTTTCGTAGCTCATGACTGGTTGGGTTATCGTGCGTCAGCCGGTTTGTTTGGATTGTTTGGGTGATAGCCTTTGTGAGCCATGTCATTTGGATGCCGGGCCACAAGAGGGTCGTTAATCTCGTATTGAGCGGCGTCCCGTTTGTCGACCGGCAGCGCTTGAATCATTTTTCGCGCCTCATTCACGCTGATTTGCCGATTGTCTGATTTGAGGTAAACCTGACGCTGCCAATAATGATTGCATCGTGGCCCGCCTTTGTACAGCCAAACATTATATGTGTCATCCCCTTGGTAGCCGAATCCCGGATTCACCCGCTGATTTTCAGCGGCAATGATGTCCTCTTTTTTGTAGACCTTATCCGACGAGTACATCAACCGGCAAAAAGCCCTTGATTGGCCCGACGTAGGCACGCCCGCATATTTGTAGCGGATTTTGAACAAGCTTGTATCCTGATCCGAAATATCCCCACCGCTTTGTGCCGGTTGGGCCGCAAAGCTTAATCGGATAGCCAATTCGTCGTCTGTGTCATAATCGACCGGGTTTTCATGCACAAGCTCATAGCCGTCCATCAATTCCCCGCGTTCAATGAGCCATTGTGCGACGGGGTCAACGTCGCTGGACATTTCCCAATAGACCGGAATGGACATGGCCGCAAACAGGTCTTTGACTACATTTTTGACAAGCTTTCGGCCGGGTTTCAATACGTTCGTTTCAAACAGGTCTTTTGACTCGGCCAATTCCTGACCGCCGCCCAAACGTCCGGGCACGAGCAATCCAAACATCATAGGGTTAGTCACCCTATGCCCCATCATGATTTTGATCGAGGCCTCTTCCGACAAGAACTGGTATTTGGTGTCATTGTCCGATGTAGGGAACGGGATAAAATCAGGCGCACGTTCAGGCTGGTCATTAAATGTCATGAACCATTTTCCAGCGTTAGACGCCCCGCCGATTTGTGATTCAATTTCTGCCCGGATAGCGTGCCGTTCCATTTCGTTCGGCTCGCCGTTTTTGAAATTTATCATGAAGCTGGGCATCAGGCCGTTTCGGATGTTATTCACGTGAAACAGGCCAATTTCCTTGTCCAGCTCGATGTAATTGATTGCCCCGATGTACGACGGCTTGGGATAATAATAGCTTCCCGGCGAAAACGGCTTAACGTATAGGATTTGTCGTGGATATTCATTCGCCTCGTCAGGCGCCCACGCCCGCACCCGATGTTTTTTAGTGGTGTGCTTGTGCCAGTTGGTTGAGTAATAATACCAATGCACCACCCCGTCCTCACCGCAAACGCCAGCCCTGATATTTTCAAACGGGCAATGATATACCGACTCAATCGTAGTTCTGTCGAGCGACCATTGAACCTCCAACGCAAATCCGCCGTGAATGATGTAATCAAGCTGGCATTTTAATAGTTCTTCATCGAGGTTGAATTGTTCGTACCTCAATTTTGCGGTCAAATCGGTAGGCGCGTATCCTTCGCCGTGCATCATGTAGGCGATGCCATCACACAACGCGTGATGCAACGCCGACTCGTTGTAAAGGGTCAGCAAATAATCAGGGAACGCGTTTCCGTCCCCATATTCAACCCATCCTTTATTGGTGGATTTTTCAGCGTAATTCGCCGGTTCCAACGTGGGAAGGCTAAACGCGTAAAGCTTATGCGAAGACGATGACATTGGATGATGTTGCTGATTGGTACGTAGGGTTGGTTGCCGGGGCGGAAGCTACGATTTTCACGATTCCGGTTTCCACCAAATTAGCCGTATTAAGCGCTGTCGCAAATGACGCCGTCCAATAAGCCTTGCACAAAAACGTCCCCGGATCCAGCACAAGAATTCCGAATGCCGGGTCAATTGTGTTAGTCGCTATGACGAATTTGGTGTAGCGTTCGTTGTGCGTGACCGGTGTGCCACGGCAGACCAATTGCTCGCCGGTAGCGACGTTCGTGAATTGCAACCAATACAGGGATGCCGTGCCCGGCGTCTGCTCGGCGCATGTCATGTACAAAGCTTGATTCGTAGTGTTTGCCGTGATTTCCATGTGTGAACAAAAAGGGGAGGGTCATGCCCTCCCCCTTGGTTTTTGCAATGTCATATCCCCTTACGTAGTGGCTAACGTCCAAATCAAATCCGTGCCGGTGGAAGCCCTCGTGACCGTCGGCGCTGGCAAATTTTCCTCGGCGGTGAATTGCAATTGGTAACCATGGAGGTCGCCTTTTGCAGCCCCGGTTTGAATTGCACCACCGCTCGCTTCTACGCCGTGGCTCAAACCCATGACGAAATAATTGGAATTATTGTCTTGGACTACCACCGCCAACCGCGTCTTGAGCAAATCATGCACGGCGACCGATGCCGTCGCACTCAAAACAGGCAATGTGATTTCCAGCACTTGGCTGTAAAAAATCGTCCCGTTTTCAATGCTGGACGTGATTGTCTGCGTGAATGAACCCGAATTTTTAGCAATCTCAAAATTTTTCAGGGTTTTCGCGACAGCCGAATCCGCGACGTTTCCTGCAACCGGAGCTTCCCAAAACCCGTCAGACCATTCACAAACCCAGATTTGTTTGACGCCCCCAATGGCCGTCTTACACGGGAACAGCCTCCCCGCGATTGTAATTCCGCATGGCATGGCTATGCAGAATTAGCTCGCGCGGGTTACAAATCCTACGTCGGCGATGTGGACAATTTGGGTTCCACCGCTGAAACGCATAGCCACCCGCACATTGTCCGATGCATCCGTTTTGCTCATGTCCACAACGTCGGCTGACGTGTGGTCGGTCAAGGCGTTCGTGCCGAACACGAAATTGTCCGGGTAGCTCATGATAAGGGTGTCATTCGGGAACCCGGCTGGCGTGACAATCGGGAAGCCGAGCCATGCCGTAGGCCGGTCGACGCCTCCAATAATGATTTGACCAGTGCTCAGCGATGACGTCGCCCGATGCAATTTGAACAGGGTAGCACGGCTCATGTAAATGACCGCGTTCGGATTGTTCTGAATTACAGACGGCGTGTTATTGACCAAATCGTCGAGGTGGGTCAAAACGCCGGTCGTAGCGTTAGCGTCTGCGGTAAATGCACCCGCCGGGGTTTTTTCGTAGCCCGGTGTTCCGTCAATCAGGCGCTTGCAAATTCCGTTGAAATTGTTGACCAAATGGGTTCCAGCCGTGGTTCCGTTAAAATCGTAGCCACCCTGCCAAATGTTGCACTCAATGATTTCCCCAACCTTGGCGGCGGTGTATTGCAACAGGAACGTCGTAAAATCGGCGGGCAGCTGGGAACCCAAATTTGAACCCGTTTGTGCGGCAGCCCACGTTTGACGCATGTCAGCCTTGCACAATTCGTAATTGACCTTGAGGTCGACCGGTTCCAGTACTACGTCAGTCAACGTGACCGCGTCTGCCGCACCAATTCCAAAATCGCAGGTTGCCGTTTGCACGCTGACCCCGCTGATTTTTTGGAGGTTAAGCTTGTATTTGACGTCCGGAATAACCTTGAGCAAATTGTTCGTAATGGATTCAGCGGATAATACGGCAGGCGCGACATATGGCACAGCCGCCTCTCCAGCGTAATTGACTCCCGTGATGTTCAATGAATCACCGGTGTCCAAAGCGAAGCGATATTTTTTCATTTGAATTGGTTTTGCAAAGCTTGAATGAGTTCTACCCCTTTAAGGCCTTTAATGTCCACGGGTTCGGATTTGACATTTTGCTCACGGCTCAACGGCGTTTGTTTAGCCATTTTAGCCGCGATGGTTTTTTGTTGTGCGACCATGTCTTGGCGGAGCTGATCCATTGCCGCCATTCGTTCCTTGACCACGCCCGACAATGCCTGAACAATCAAATCCTCAACCTCTTTGCGAGTGACATAGCTGGACATTTCGGCGGGCACGGGTTCCTCGGCGGCAGCGGCAGGGGCGTTCATTTCGGTGACCACGCCTTCGACTACCACAATTTCGGTTCCGTCGGCCAGCTTATACGTGCCGTCCGGCAATGGGATTTGGTTGCCTTCGGGAGACATAACGAATACAGCGACGCCGACCGCGAATGCCTCGGCGTCAGTCATGATTGCCGTTCCGTCCTCTAACGAGGCCTCGGCCATTTTGATTTGGTGAGCAACAGCCTGAAGCTTTACGTCGTATTGCTTAAAGAGCTGGTTCACCCGTTGCATAATGTCCATGTGTATGGTTTTTGGGTTTGTAGGGTAGAGGGGTTTCAGGACGGATTCTTACCCAGCAATTCGGCTAATTCGGTGACCAATTGGTCAACCGGGTCAGATTGAGCCTCCATTTGAGACAAATGCAATTTGTCCCGGAATTGGCCTTCAATGCTGAACCCGCGCACGTCGCCTGTTTTGACGAAATCCTCCCATATGGTGTCATTGTCGATTTTCATAGCTACCATCCACGTTCCACGTGGAACCTCGACGTTGTAAAGCTTGGATTTGTCCATTGCTGGATCGTCCACAATCCATGACTCCACCACAGCGACGCCGCGAACCTCGTCGGAATGTTCGTAATTGGATTTGAGGTGTCGCGCCTGCTTAAAATACATTTCCATGCACCGGCGGATAGTGTCACGGCTAAAATAAACGTGGTATTCCGTCCCGTCAGGGTCTCGTCGCATGATGGGCAAATCCGGTATCATAGCTGGCCCCATGACCACCCGTTTTTCAGGATTCGTTTGTGTGAATTTTTGTTGCCGGATTGATTCCGATAGAGCTACCCAATAACTACCAATGGCAGGCTCTTTGACCATAGAAATCAATTCCACCCCGTCGTCAGGGCTGGTTTCGTCGATGACTAATTCAATGATTTTCATAGTTTGGATTGTTCGAGGATTAGCTGGTTAGATTGTTGTGATGTGGTCACGTTTTGTTCTAACACGTAAGCTCTTACGGGTTGGTTCATTACCGAGCCCTGCCCCATCCATGACAAATCAATTTGTGGCGCAGAACTATTGCTTGAGGTTGCGGTTGACAATGAAGGCGGGGGCGGTGGGGCCGTAGCGCCGGATTCAAATTTTTGCGAAGCGATAGACGCTATGGATGTCGTGCCGGTCATTGCCGCCATAGCGGCGCCGGGCAAACCGGCGGGAAAACCTAAACCGACGGGCGGGGCCGCTAACGCCGCAATGATTGCTTGTGCCGTGGACATAATGGCCGCACCAAGCTGAATTTTTTTGGCGATTTGGAATCGTTTTTTAGCCGTCCGCTGGTCAGCGGCCTCGGTCATGTTCATTAGGTTCAAAACAAATTCCGCACCGGCCTGTGACAGCTCGTTAATTTTATTGATGGTGTCATGTCGCCGCTGGATTTCCGCTTCCGCTGTTGCCTTGTCCGCCGCCTCCTTTGCCAGCCGTTCCTCTTCCCGGCGTTTGGCCGCCGCGTCCGCATATTTCTGTTCAAGGGCGTCGATTTCGGCCATACGGGCAGCTTCGATTTCTACCGTGGATAATCCATGCTCCACGGCCATCGCCTCCAGCGCGTTGTATTTTTCCTCAATGGCCCGAACCTCCCGGTCGGTGTCATTTGCCTGTTGCTCCCACAAGGCGTCCTCGATCGCCAGCATAGCGTCGTTTTTCGCCTTTTCCCGTGCCAACGCGTCCGCCGCAGCCTTCGCCGCTTTTTCCGCTTCGTCCGCGTCCGATGCCGCCTGTTTTTCCGCCCGCGCATCCGCCGCCTGTTTATCCATTGCCGTAAGCTGCAATTGATAGCCAGCACGTTGGTTTTTCAATTGGGTCAACGCCTTGTCAGCCTCGTCAATGGTTGCCTGTCCTTCTGCCGCGACCGCCTGTGGGTCAAATACCATGTTAGCGATTCCGCCGAAAACGTCATCGACTAAATTGAGCTTGGTGTCAATGACCCCTAACGCCTCAAGCCCTGCCGAAATTTGGTCGATGGCCCCCAGCAACATGGTTACCGGAAGGCTCAACATTAGGAGCAATCCTTTTGTGATATTATGGTTCCGTTCCGCTATAGCCGTTTGTTCGATTTTGGTTTGTTTCAACGCGGCAAGCTGCATTTCCTTCGCGGCGATTGCCTCGTCGGTAGCCTGCATCCGCATTTTCAAAATGTCCCGTTCCGATTTCCCTTGAAGCTTTAATATGTTTTCGGTCTCGCCAATAGCGTCTAATTGGGATTCCGCCGCGACCACCAGCTTGTTGGAATCATTGAGCAAATTTTGGGTTTCGTCCGATGCCGAATTGAGCCACCCGGATATGGCCTCCCAATGTTGAGCCAACATGCCCGCCGCTACGACCAATAATCCAATGCCGGTTGCAGCGATAGCGCCTTTCATTCCCTGTAATGCAGGGAACGTGCCTCGAATTTCTTTTTGAATGTTTACGAATCCCGACGCCGCGCCTCCGGTAAACCGGTCTAATTGCCGAGCGGCGAAATCAAATTGTTTTTCAGACGCCTGTTGAGCTTTTTGGGTTTCGTTCGCCGCTTGTGCCGCCGCCTTGTTAGCAGCCTCTTGTTTTTTCGCCTCGTCAGCAGCCTTTTTGGATTCAGCGCCTAATTTTTTGACGGAATTCGTGGTCGCGTCAACGTCCGCCTTCCCTTTGGTGACGGTTTTGACCTCAATTAAATAGACGTCCCGATTTTCCATGTCCAAACAATGAGGCCTAAAATCAAGGCCGTGTTTACTATGATGACAATGGCACGCATTGTTACCTGCCACCAAGGCGAATTAAAATCCCGGCTGGTTTTGTGACCGGTGTCAACCAGCTTGGTCATGCCGGTCAGCACGATGTGCCCCACTTGATCCCGGTGGTCAGTAATCATCGGGCAAGCTTAAAACGAGCGTTTTGTCAGCGTCGGTCAATGTCCCGTTTTTGTCAAGGGCTAATATGGTTGCCACGTGGATTCGCGTCTGCATTTTTTTGCCTGACAAATGGTCGGCGACCACTGGGGCGCTGAACAAATCAATGATGGTTTGTATTGCCTGTGTTTCCATTAGCCGTAGTAATTGTAGACGTTATTGCTGACCGCAAAATATCCATGGTCGGTTTCCTCGCCAGCAAACGCGCCGGTGCTGCTGCTCAAAACCCTAAAATGGGTGGTTTGGTTATTGTTCCCGTATATACGTAAGCTTTTGATGGTAGGCGGCGTTGGATATGTGGCGGGTTGAAATTCGATTTGCCACCAATTCAACGCTGCGTTGCCGAGACCGAGAGACCACCAAAACGTGCCTGTCGGGTTATTGTCCGCTGCCTTCCATGTGTCATACGTGGCGTTGTAGGCATATCCTGACGAAACCACAATCCCCGTTTCGCTTGTGTTGCTGGTCAGGTTGGTCGTTGGGTACGCCGTGCCTGTCGAGCCGCTACCGGTGTAAAATCGCACGTCCGCAAAACCGAGGTACGAAGCGGTTGCCACGCCCGCGCTGGTCACTCCTTTTAGACGGATGTACCGCGCCGTGACGTATGTGACTGTATAGGTAGCGGTGGCCGCAGCGCTTTGTTTGTAATCACCAAATTCCTGTGCCCGGACGGATAGCGTTCGGGTTCCGGCGGTCGCGTTAGTGTCCTTGATGTAAAGCTGATTCCCGAGCTTGGTTTGTGATACGTCGAGGTTGTGTTGAACGTTCGTGTCTGTTACAGTCGTGGTCCCTCCTACGGCAGCGGTCGCGCTGAAATTCGGGTTGGTGTAGCTGGCGTAATTTGTGATGGTAGCGGTGACAATTCCGAACGCCGATTGAGCCAAGCTTAATGTAGGCGTGGTGGACGCCGGGGTTGAACCCGCGCCGGACGTAGCTGGTATTGCAAATTCTCCTACGGCCATGATTACAAATCAATGATGTTAATGGTCAATGTAAGGGTTGATGCCGGTATAGCGGTAGCGTAAATTTTGACCGCACCGGCGGAGCTGTCCGTTCGAGGCAAAACCCCTGCGGTTGCCGCAACCGACGCGCTTGCATTGTCCGGAATGACGTTGACTACCGATGTCGCGCTGATCCCGGCATCCGAAATGGACGCCTCGTAAAATCCTGACACAAGCGACCATGCCCCGGTAGCGACTGTTTTTCCGGTCACCTGAACCAGTCGTTTAGTGACGAATGACAATGCCCCGGATGCATTCGTAGACAAAACCTGACCGGCGGTTCCGTCAGCGCTTGGCAATGTGAACGTGACGTTTGCCGCTAACGCCGTAGGCGATTGTAGCGCGACGTAATTGGTTCCGTTGGCAGTCGCTTCGCCCAGCCGAATGACCGCCCCGGTGGATGCCGTGCCGTTGGCAACGCTGATGCCGTCTTCATCCACGCTAAACATTGTGTTGCCGTCCCCGTCCTTCACCCGGAAGGCCTGTGACGTTTCGTCGTCGTCGTAGTCAAGAACTACGTCGACGTTCCCGTTGGAACGGATGAGCAAATCGGCTGGGTCAACCGCCAAGCTGTTATCAGGGCCGATGGTCGATGTACCGCCGCCCGTAAAGCTTAACCCGGTCAATATGGCCGTTCCTGCCGTTAGCGTTCCCGTGACGTTCAGGTTGCCGCCGGAATTGATGCTTGCCCCGCTCAACGTGCCGAGTGACTGAATGTTGCCGGTTGTAGCTATGGTCGATAAAATCAAATCGTTCGCGATGCCGATAGTCAATGTGTCCGTGCCCGCGTTTGTGGTAAGGGCTACGTTTGTGTTTGCCGCCGCCACGTTCAGCGTGTCCGTTTTGGCGTTAGCTGCAATTGTGGTTTGACCGGCTACCGCAATGTTGCTCCACGCATTTTGATTAACCTCGGCCAGCGACTGGATCCCGTCCAATTTGGTTTTGTCTGCCGCAGACATGGAACCCGCGTTAGATGTGGTCGCGGCATTGATGCTGATTGCCGGTGTGGTTCCGCCTGACGAAACAATAGGGGCCGTTCCTGTTACCGACGTGACCCCGGCTGGGGCGGCAGCTTCCCATTGCCCGGCGGTCGCATCCCACGTGAGCACATTGCCGTTAGCCTTGCCGGTGGTGTCCACGTCCGTCAGCACGTCGATGGACTGCCCGGATACAGAAACCACGTTTTCGGCGTAGCTCACGTAAACCCTTGTAGGTTGGTGTGTGCATTTGACCTCAATCACGTCACCGGCGGACAGCGGTAAAATTTCCGTGATAGTGTTGGTCATGGTTTTGGACGTGAGGGCAAATTCTCCCATGTCCGCACGGGTGCCTCCCGATTTGGTCAACGCTAACGTCGCCGTCGCCGCGCCTGAATCGTGAACAATACGGATTGCCCGAATCAAGCTGGTACTGGCAGTTGCGGTATATACTACAGCGTACGTGCCCGTAGCCGTGATGTTCGTTTGGGTTGTGTTGTAGACGTTCGCCATTTATTTCTCGAAAAAAAACATGAACAGGTCTGATTCGTCCGTGGTCGCGGCGCCTCCACCGGACGCGTCAATTGTGATTGACCGGCCAGCGACATTGGGTGTAAGGGTGACGTTGGTGCCAGCGACAAGGGTGAATGTCGCCGTTTTAGTGTTCGCGGCAATGGTTGACCCATTCACCGAAATGTTGCTAAACGCTAATTGATTGACCTCCGCCAAAGCTTGGATGCCGTCCAATTTTGTCCCGTCCGTGACCATGTTTCTGCCATTGACATTTCCGTTAGACGTGATAGTGGTAGTCGACCGAATGGAACCCACCACGTCAAGGGTTGCCGTAGGCGACGTGGTATTGATGCCCACCCGGTTGCCTGCCGAATTACCGGTAGCGTAAATAGCGGTGGATGTACCTGGCGTAGTCAATTGGTCTTGCAAATCGATTTGGAACACGCCGGGGCTGTTTTCGCTCATCGACATGGATGTGCGACCGCTGGCGCTGGACATAGTCCCTTCGGTTTGGGTCAATTCTACGACCATGCCGTCGAATTTGTCCCCTTCGTAAACAATTCGGGTAGTCGCTTCCGTGCCGCTTTTTGGCCGGAATGTCGCCCGCAACCGGTCAAGGTCTGTTTGAATGCCGGCAATGTCTGACGTGTTTGTGTTCACGTCGATTGCTAATTCGTCAAGGTCTAACGCCGACGTGATTGTGATCAGGTCGGTTTTAGATTCAATGTCTTCCAACGTGCCATTGATTCCCGCCGTGGCGTTTTCAAAGCTTGACAAATCGGTCGAGGGGCCGGGTTTTTGCCATTTGCCAGGGCTTATGTTGAGGCATCGGTTGTTCAACCAAACGTAGCCGTATTTCTCACAACATAAGCGGTTGCCGCTGGATGTTTCATTGTCTACGTCCGTGAACGTGACCACGCCTGTGTCAGACGCAATGGAATAAGGGATGTAGTCGCAATCCCGTTTAGGTTCCAACAGCTTGACAAACGTGACCGCGCATGACCCTGTTTCATTCGCCGCGAAATTGCTGATTGTGTGAACCCGGTAGTACGCATCCCGAATGTAGATTTTGTCTGAAAACCTGAATTGGTTGATGTCCGCGCCGGTGAGAAAAACATAAGCGGTCATCATTCGCGAATCGACTGAATACAGCTCGGTGAAATGATTACGCCAGTATTTGTACCACAAAGCTTCCAATGGCAATTCCACCCCGGCGTGCAAAGCTTGGTCATTGCCAAATGTCAATGATTGGTCATCCAGTTCTACCGGGTAGGCCGACCAATTGCTAAACACGGGATATGACGCGAGGTTGGTGGTCGCCGTGGCGGATTTTAACGTAAGCGCTCCCGTGGCGGTTCCATTCCAATACGCCAGCATAGGTTTAGGGTTTTTGATTCCTGATCCATCCATGCTGATTGAGCGGTGGATGACGTATTCGGAATTTGGAATGTAGCTGGTGACGAATGGGGCGAAATCCGTAGTCACCCTCATTTCTCCTACGGCGAAATCATTTTGAGTGTCTAAAATCCGGTGACGTCCCCATGTACGTTGCAAGCTGTTTTTGATTTGCACGTTGACCAAATCCGGGCTTTCCGCGTGCGACCATTCGTACATTTTTTTTTGGAGCGCTGTCGTAGGTTCAATGATGACATCCTTGGAATAATCGATTTTTGATGACCAGTCCTTGGTCACCCCTGACCCTATGTATTCGTCCCATGTTTCGATGTAGACGTGGTTTGGTTTGTTTGTGTCAGGGACTATGACGAGGTTGAATGATTTTTGCAGGGATTTGAGGAAGTCGATTTGTTTGATGTCCGGCATGTTTTGCCCCAGCCACCCGCTGTAACCGGTGTCAATGTGATACAAGGACTTCATCGTGACCGAACAATTCAACGAAGACAAGGTCTCGGCCCCCGGACAAATTGCCACCGCTTGCCATGTTTCGCCAGCTGGTAAATTGAATGTCACGTCGATGGTTTCGTCGAGCGATTCGCCGACAGGCACCCATTGGCTCACGTAATAATACGTCCCGGAATTGTGGTCTTTGATTCCGATTCGCGCCTGACCCGAAGGCCCTGTGACCGTGAACGAATATTGAAACGTAAGGGTGATTTGACATGCAAACGGAGCCGTCCATAATGAAACGGCTTGCGTCCATGTATTGCCTAAATCGTAGCCGCCGGTTAATTCGGATAGACCGATGGGGTTGAGCCCCGTGCCTGTTCCGGTAAAATTCAATTTGACGCCGTAGTCCACTACCCGGTCGCCGTACAACCGGTCAACCGGCCCCATGACTGGCATGTAGACATCCCCCATCGACGTGATCCAGTCCGACGTGTAGCTGTAACCCGCCGTGGTCATGATTCGGTCGAGCACCGATTTGATACGGATGCACGGCGTCATTTCTGTGCAGGTTATCCCCGATTCAAACGTGCTGGCATTTTGATACGTAAAGCTCCACGATTGTCCCCGGTCGATAAGGGCGTAGCGGATGTCGCCGGCAAACAATGTGCCTGACCATGAATTCACGATGTTTGTCGATGTCGGCTGATGGTCGTAAGTGCTCCAATCCAAATCCACTAACCGCCCGTCCCCGATTGCCTTACCGACGAGGGACGTTTCCCCAAAAAACACAATCTCATATTCAGCGTGAACCCGGTTGGTGAGGTATGCCTTTTTGAATTGGATGTACCCTGTTACTAACGGAATGGAATCGTACGTCAATTGAGCGTCAAGCTTCCGTTTAGCCGACCATTTGTTCCCGTAATACCCCTCGTCGTCAGGGTATATGTTCGCGTTTTCCGCTGGCCCAAACAAAGCTTGGTTTTTGTCGGTCGCCGGGATTCGGAATGTTTGGCTGTACGTCGAGCTGATTTGGGTGACATCATGCAAATCAGCGAACAAATAATTTAGGTTGACCGGGGCATTTTCGTACAGGTCTAATACGTGCCGGGTTCCGTCGTTCGCCGTGACGTTGAGCCTTAACATGTGGTCGGGTTGGCTAATTTGATAGTCAATGTGATTTCTTCACGGCGAGACGCCCGGTCGATTGCATACGGCAAGGTCTTGGTTTCGAGCGTGACCGGATGCCATGCCGTTTGGATGTAGGCAAAAACCTGGGTGCTACGCAACAATGATGGCACAATTGAATAGGACTCCCAATCAGACCATGCCCCCCGCAAATCGTAGGACGTTTCCGCTGTGCCCCCGTAATTTTTTCGTTGAGGCAAAATGTAGCTTTGGGTGTAGGTTGCCGCGTTCCATGTGCCGGTGTCCGACCAATAGGTTTTAGTGTCCGCCGTGTGGTTCGACCGAAGCCTTCCGTCAAATAGTAATCGTTCCCACCCGCCAAGCTTGTTTGCCCACGCAATTGTGACCGGCGTGTTTTTGCAGACGTAGGACGTTTGCTCGAAACGCAATGTGTTGGATTTAGCGGTAGTCGATGACCTCAATTGCAATTCGTAATGTGTCCACGTGGTCAAGCTGTTTGGGCGGTTTGTGGTTATGCCTTGCCCGGTCAATGCCGCCGTTACGTTGTAGGGGTAGGCGGCCACGTGCAACAATTTGCCTTCAGTTGCGGTATTGCTGGCGGTTTGGCCTCCGTACGTAGCCAACGCCCATTCCGATGTCGCAAGCTGGGTTGAGCCATTGTATATCGTGTAGCGCACCCGGTCTGCATCCGAACCAAACGCGGCGTGATTGTATACAGCTATGGTTCCGCGCTGATCATTGATGCACGGCATAGTGATGACATTGTTTTCAGGCGCCCGTTCCGTCAGCCATGTTTTCGAGCTGCCGGTTGACGAGGCGTATTCCGTTATGGACGGCCATAGGTCGAAATTGTCTGCCCCGTACGTGTAACCATTGACCACGTATTGAGTGACGCTGGCCAAACCAAGGGTTTCGACCCCGGCTACGTAGGTTCCAACGCTAATGGTGTATTGCCGGATTTGATTTGATTTCGCAAACCACGTGTTGAGGTCTTGCAAATTCCCTCCGGCGGGTGTGGTCACGTCCGCCTCGGTTAGATGCATCACAACGCCCCGCAAATCAAAATGAGCCTTGTCCGCGGCGTTAGGCGTCAAATACAATTTTGTGATTTCTGTAGCCCCTGACAAAACGCGAACCACGAATTTGTAGTCGGACGCTAACGGCAGCGTGGATTCCGACAGGGTGTATATCATGGATTGAGCGTTCCTACCGAACGCCGTAGCGTTGGATGTGATTGTGACCGCCATTACAGCTTGGGTATTTCGTTGAGGTTATTCCGCATGTAGACCATGACGTCCATGGCCGCCGCCTTGCCTAACAAGGGTTGATGTTTTTCGCGAGCGTATTCAATGCCTTCAGACGCGAATCGTAATGGAGGCACGCCGTTCCGTTGGATAGCCTTTGCGATGCGGAATGCCGTAGCCCGTTTCAATTCGGGAGTCGCTGTCACAAATTTGCCGGTCGTTTTGTCCCGCAACCTCACGGGTTTCAAATCCATCCATTCGAGGATAGCGCTAATGGGCGGCATTTTGCTGGTGTACTGATACGGGGTGTCATATTTCGTCGCCGTGCCCGAAACGCCCATTTCCACAAATTTGCCGTAAGCTTGTGCCGCGCCGGTCGCCTCCAACGCCATGCGAATCGTGCCGTCGTCTTCTACGTTTAGGACGTATTGCAATGATTTTTGCAGCGTCCTGTTTTTGGTCACGCCCCACGTTTTGTTCACGCCCCGCCCGCGTGAGCCTAAATTCCGTTTAGCGGCATCACGGGTGTCCGCCCCGTATGCATGCATAGCGGCTATGAAATGCCCCCAATTCATACCGGTGCTATGCAGGCGTTGTGTGCGAATGGAACGTCAATTGCCAAGCTTAATACACAGCCGGATGCAATGTTCCGTTCTGAATCAAACAAAGGCCTGACGGATGCATTGCTGGTTTCATATGATTCGTCTATTTGAAAATAGACATGCCCGGTGGTGATGTCCGCCACGAGGTCTTCCGCGATTTGTTCCAAATCCGACACTAACCGAATCGCTTCCGACGTAGCGTTGAGTTCTGACACCCGCCCAATGAATACCACGCTAAACGAATAGGTCTTGATCCCGGTGGAATATGTCGCGCCTTCGTAAACCACATGCATCAATGGGTAGCTTGTGTTTTTAGTGGCATCCAATTCGGACGGCATCCCAATGGTGTAGCGCTGCACCATAGGGTGACCATCCCCGAATGATTCTAACGCGTCCGTGATATTATTTAAGCTGACCATTTTTGATTGCGAATGCTCTATCCTTCATGTAGGCTAAATGCTGAAAAATTACCTCGGCGTTCATTCGGGTGAGTGGTTCGATTTCCAGGATGTTTTCGTTGGCAAGCTCGTAGAGCGTGTGATACCACCGCCATTTGTCCAAAAATTCATTAGACGTTCCGCCAGCGAAAACCGCTTCAAAGCGGTCGGTCGTTTCATTCCGGTAGCCCAAAAAAAAAGCACTGCCCCGGACAAATATTCAGCGGACATGGATTTGAACACGTCCGCATTTTCCTTGGCCGTGTAGGGTTCGATGCCGTAATTGCCACGAAGCTCCCACGTGACCGGTCGGTACAATAACGCCATAAGCTTATGCGCGTTAGGCCAAAAATCGGATAAGTACTCGTTCGCGTCAATCCATTCGCCTAACGTGAGTTCTCCCCAATTCGGAATCATGCCGTAGCGCACCCCGTCTAACAATAGCGTTGGTTCAAACCGGTAGGTTTCGGACGCCATGAGTTTGTTCATGTGTGCATAGGCCTTGCGGATGTTTGCCGCCGGTATGGTTTGCAGCGTTTCACGTGGAACGCCGGTCAACGCCGAAAGCTTGTCTATGTCCGTGGTCGCCAACATGTACCCTTGCAATTCGTCTAATCGCAGGTCTTTCCAATGCAGCGGCAATTCGATTTTCATGTGGTAGTTCTGTGCTAAAAAAACCGGGTGGTTAGCCCGGTTCGTGAGGGTTATTGACCGGATGTGATTTTACGGCAGGGGCCGTAGTGGCGTTGAAATTCGGCCCACGTGATGCAACCCACGTAGGTTGCCCGCATTTGCACGTTAGCCATGTCATCCGGGTGAGCGGAAAACAATACGCAGCGGATTTGGTCGTCATTGCCCATGTAGCTTGTTTTAAGTGAAAACGTGGTCACATGGACGAGCGGGTTAGCCGCATGAAGGTCTTCCCGGATATAGGGTTCCAAATATTCCCACCGGTCTTCCATGTGGGTCAGACAAAACAAATCGCCGTAATCGGAGCGGTTCAGGATGGTTTCCATAGAATATGGGGTTAGGGGAGTAATTCAACCGGGGTGGTAGCACCCAACATTGCACGAACCCAGACGCACGCATCAGCGTAGGTCATCGGTTTACCGGGGCCGATTTCAGTGGGGCCGTTTACAGGGTGGTTCCACGAGAAATACCACATGCCCAAACCGCGAGGTGATTTTCCGTAGCGGTGTTGCCAGCGGGCGACCGAAATGTTGGTAGCGTTTTGCATACCCAAATATACGAAACATTTTCAAAATACCATGCGTCGTAGGGTGTTTTTTTTCACCCGAAGACGTATTTCCCGTAGCTGGGGTTGGAGGCGTGGTGCATGATGCCGTACCGGGCAGCGTCTATAAAATGGTTGAAGGCGTCGACCGGTTCGTTGAGGACTTGCCCGTTTTTGTCCTCTTTCCATTTGTAATTCCGTAGTTCTTTGATGCCATTCAATGATCCAGCCGTGACGTAGATTTTCCTCGATTTCATGTAATCAATACCGGCCCTTACCGAATCCGCACCCTTACGTGCCCCGTGAACATTCCACCCTAACGCGTGTAAGTAATCAATTGATTTCGGTTCAGCTGAATCGGCAATGATTGTTGTAGTCCTTGTCCAGCCGTCCCCACGCAAAAATTCAGAAATGTCTGCGTTGGTCATCCGGGTTTTGTGTAACCGCTCGTCGAGAATCCAATCATGGCCGTTAGTGTATAGCGCTACGATTGCGGTTGGGTCATTGGTATATCCCCAATCCAGTCCAAGGCCTTTGAATCGGTATTCATTGGGTATGGTCTCGATTTCGTCCCAGTGTGTGAATATCGTGGACATCGAAACGCCACGCTCGCCGAGACCATACACCCTCCAATATTGAGGGTCTGCCGTTTGTAGCCGTTCGATTTCGTCAATGACCGGTTGCTCAAGAAATGGGTTGTCGAGGTATGTGGTTTTGAAAAACGTAGCGTCCTCACGTGGGATGACCCGCTCGTATATCCAGTGATATTCCATTGACGGGTTGTAGTCAATGATGACCCTGTTTGTCGTCCGCATGATGATTTGCTGCCAGTCCTCGTATGTGATTTCGTTTGCCTCATTGATGAAGACGATGTCCCGTTTCCGGCCACGAAGCTTTTGTGCCTGATCGACCGAAATGAACTCAACGAAATTTCCGTACAAGGAATAAGCCCACGCCATTCGGTTGTGTTTCGACTGGTCATAGATTCCTTCCGATTCAAGGATGCTGAAAAAATCCCTCATGACCGTCGCCGATAATGCCGGGCCTGTTTTCCTGCAAATCGTGATGACCATGCCAGCGTTTTCGTTTCGCCAACACAGCTCTATCAAGGCTAAACAAATGGAATAGGTTTTGCCCGACCGCGTCCCGCCTTGATGTATTTGGATTCGCGAATCGCACCCGATGACGTCGTAGTATGATTTCGCAAGCTTACGTTTCATCCGTGAACCACGTCAGCGGTTTTTTCTCCTGCACGTGCAGTTCTGTCGTTTCCACATATCCCCTGTGTTTGCCTTTCGTTTTCAGGTAGAACAATACGGACGCCACGTTCCCATCCTTAATCAGCTTATGCAATTGTGATTCCGCGAAATCGACTACCATGTCAGACAATTCATTGATTGCATCACGGTAGCTTGTGTCCTCGGTCATCCAATTGTAATGGGTCTGTCGTGAGATGCCCACCATTTTGCAGGCCGTGGTCACGATGCCTAACGATTTTTCCATCGCTTCGACCATAGCCTTTTTCCGGTGTCCAATTTCGTCCAGTTCTCCCGCGTGGTTTGGATTGCTCATGTGTTAGACGAATGATTTGATGCCGTCGAAATACGCCTTGTAGAAATCGTACAAGTCCTTGTTAATCGTAATGACGCCGTTTTCCGTTCGAGGGTTAGTATTGATGTTTGCTGACGTCTCGATCCCGAACGACCATTTGGGGCCTGTCCCTGCGAATATTTTAGAATGGTTTTTGAACACGGCAATTCGTCCGCATTGGTATTTAGCGAATATGTCATTGAGCATCCTCCATTCGATTTTGTATTGGTTCGGGAAAATCTCGCCCACGTAGGCGTCAAGCTTTTTGATTGTCCCCGATTCCAACCATTCCTCAAATGCCAGTATATCCTCGGCGGCCATGCACCATGTGCTGAACAGGCAATGGTCAAGCGGTTGATGTCGCAATACAAGCTTCAAATATGATAGCGCATCCACGTCGCCACCCGTGATGCAATGCCAGCTATCACCCTCTTTCAGTTCTAACCCAATTGCATCCATTAATTGTGTTTCAGAAAACGCTCGCCGGTACAAATGCCGGTCGCTTCTGTTGATGGCAGCGGTTGTTCGCCGTTTAGCCTTTTTTTCGTTGGGCGCGTGTTCGTCCGGGTCATTTGGCTGCATGTCCTTTTCCGGCGTGTCCTCCCATGCAATGATGTCATCCCAATTCATAATCCAGCTTGTTTAGCGTATTTGATTTGTTTGTTGGATTGCCACGATTGAGAATACTCCACGTTCGCGAACAATTTTGAGAAACCTGTGATGTGTTTCAACCGCATGAGTTCTTCCGCCTCCATGCCTAATTGATTGCATATTTGAATGTCGGTCATTCCACCCTTCAGCATTTGGTAGACCATGTTGCTCATCCCTTGGACGGAATGTTTCCCGCGTGCTCTATTATGCCTGACCGTAGCGGCCATTCGTTCGTTCATGGTTTTGTCAAGAACTACGATAGGCAATTTGCCGTGGTTCCGTTCGCGGATGTCCGTTTGAGTCTTGCACGTGAAATAGCGGTGGAACCCGTCAATGATTACGTATTTCCCTCGGTCTTGATCGTATATGGTCACGACCGGCTGGGTGTAGCCGTCGTTTTTAATCGATGTGTAGAGTAGCTGCATTTCCTTGGTCGCGACCGAATTCGGGTTGTAATCGTTAGGGTCAACAAGGTCTATGTCTACCCACCGCACCCGGTCAACGGGTTGCTGAATTGGTGACAATTCGTGCAGGACGTCCCGTAGGCTTTCGATTGCGGTTAGCCGTTCATGTGGGTCGGTGATACCGGCTAAATATTCCTTGAGTGATTGTGTCATCCAAATATGTATTTGTTGTAGACCTTGGGGGGTCGATTGTCATTTTTCCATGCCAGCCATTCCTTTACCAAGTGGCTGTTTTTCCAGTTTGCTATTTTGGTGGATTCCTTGGCGTGATACCCTAAATCGTCTACCAGCAATGCATTGATTTGCACCCGGATTGCTGCATCGTAGTTTTTCATAGCGCTATACGTTTGGTCAATGCCCGCTATGTAGGTTTTCCATTTGTCTCGTTTGCCGGAATCCACAATCAATTTTTCAGACAAATAGTCGCGGTATTCAATCCATGACGCAAAAGCTTCGGGCAATTTTTTAGGGCATGTGTGACCATCCCGGTTTAAGTGCTTGTACGTATTGATGCCGCTCAACCGCTGTGTCAAGGCGTTCCATATTTCGCGATCAAGTTCTTGTGCGATTTCTAACCACCCGACCGATGTTTCATGGTGCAAATTTGAAACCCTCATGTTGAAGGGGCTCACCCCTTGTTGGTACATTCGGTCATATATTTTGCAGTACTGCCAGCCGTGTTCATGAATGGATTTCCAAACATCCTTGTATGTCCAGTCGTAGATTGGGTAGAATGTGTAGTGATGTTTCCGGGCGTCTTGAATTTTGCCCCACGTGACGTGTTTGTAGGTTTTAGTTGCGGTTAACGCCAGCGACCGGTTCGGCGATTCCTCTGCTCGCAACCCGCCCACTAAACATGCCGGTGCATCCTTGTACGTATAGGCGAGCCATGCCCGGAACATGTCATAGAAATCCAGCGTGCCGTACGGATTGTCATGTATGGTGTTAGCTTCTTTCGGGCGCAACCATTGTTCGCCTTCTGCCCAAATATGCAGCATGTCATCGATGGTCGATGTGCTGTTATTGATTTCAAGCGGACATTGCAACCAATAGGGCTTGACGTCTGGGTCGTTCATGACGTCCCGCACGTAATTGATGGCCTCCGTCCATTCAGCTTCTTGGTCTATAAACATGACCGGTAACGGCAACCGGCCACGGGCTCGCGCTTCATACAGGCACAAATTCAAAACCACCGTGGAATCCTTGCCCCCTGAAAAGGCTACGGCGACGTTTTCAAATTCGTCGAATACCCATGCCACCCTTTTGCGAGCCGCTTCCCATACGTTATCGGTTCCGTATATCCTCATCGGTCGATGTGAAATTCATGTCCGCATGCAGGGCATGTGCACTCGTGTTTAGTGTTGATTTGGACGATGTTCTGCATGTTTTGTGCCTTGTCCATGTCAGCGTCCGTGATTTCGCGACCGGCAAAGCTTGGTGTGATTTCGGGCGTGTAAGCTTCGGTAGGGTTCCAAATGTTCATACCCCAGTCGCCTAAATCCGTGGCGTCCCATTCGTTTGCCAATACGTCCCAGTCCCATTCGCCAAAGCTGACGTTATCCTTGATCAAAAATTGGTTTTGTTTCTCTTCGTCCCAGCTTACGATTTGCACCGGTATTTTGGTCATGCCAGCTTCGACCGCCGCTTTCCATCGCATGTTCCCGCCTAATATGACGTAGGCCTCATTCACGACAATGGGACGGACATCTAACATTTCAGGAAATTCCTGAATGGATTTGACAAGCTTGTGGAATTTGTCGTCCCGAATGAATCGTGGATTTTTAGGGTTTTCCTTGATTTCCGCAATGGGCAATTTTTTGGTCTGCATTAGATTTGGTTTAGTCGCTCGAAACGAGCGGGATTGATTTCTGACCCTTCGTATTCCCACCCCGCCTTTTTCACCGCTTTTGCTGTGACGCCGATACCCGCAAACGGGTCAAACACCCTTCCGTACGGAGCGATGGATTTGAGTGTGTTTGTGATGACCTCGTCGCAGTTCTTGTGTTCGGCGACCGGTGTGGTCGTATTAAACGCTAACACTACAAACGGCAAATCATTAGCGTACCGGCGTTGAGCTGCTTGTTTCAAATCGTGGCCGTATTGTTCTGCAATGTTGACCACCCGGTGGTAGCTGCTTACGCTGTATTCCACGTACATGGGTTTCCACGGGTGTGCTAATTTGAATAGCTGGCTTAAAATGGCATCGATGTCATTACCGGGTTTAGGCACGCCGGCCTTGTGCATCATGGTCTCAAAGTACTTGACCATTTTTTGTTCCCACGGCGGGTCAGTCCATATCACGTCGTATTTAGGGAACGCCTCCCACGCCATGATGTCCTTACAATGATTCATAGCTTTTCAAATTCGTGTTTCCAGTCAATTGAGTCGAAATCAAATGTTGGCTCATATAGGTTGGATGTCCGTTTGTTTTTGCCGACTGACGGAGGATTGCCTAATGTTGAGCGGTCGTATCCTATGTGTTGGCACATGCTAGGGTAAACAATCACAATTGTTTGCCCGGTCAATTCTAACCATTTTTCCCATTTTTTGTCTTCCGCTTGATTGTCTGATTGTGTGGTCATCCATTCAGCAAACGCTACACCCATTTGAGTGGGAACGGCGATTGCTGGCAACCAAATGTCTTTTCTCGTTTCGTACAATACCATTCCTTTTGCGTAGTTCTCCAAATGGATTCGTTGGGATGGCACGTAAAAGCTTACCGCTCGTCCTTGTGCATGTTCAAGGCATCGTGCAACATGTCGGGCAAATCCCGGCCTCAATTCTAAATCGTCGTGCAAGCTTACCGCGTAATCCGACCCATCATGAGGTTGTAGCGATTTAATGAAATTGTTGACCAGTCCTTCGTAGCGTTTCGGGTGGTTTTTGGGCAGCCGATTGCTTCCGCTCATGTCAAGGCAAATTCGCACCGGCGCCTCAATTTGATTGGTCACGAATTGAGGGTTCCGCTGTGGAACGGACATTAGGTTGAATGATATTTTCATTGCAGAAATGAAGGGTCGTAAATGCCTGAACGCGTAAAGCTGGTGATTGGGTGATTCATGGACGAGGGTAATTTGTACTGGTGCTGGACGAGGGATGGGTAATGTTCTACCGCCACCAGCTTGTGTTTTTCTATGACTTCTTGCACGGCCATGTCATCGTGTTGACCATTTGGGGTGTGAAGGTCTATTGCTGAAACATTCCAATACGATTCACGTAGCGCAGCTAATGCCTTTGGGCTCAACAATACCGCCAAAATGTGGAACAGCTTGTATTGTTTCATCCATGTGTCCTCCCACGTCCATTGTTTGTATTGAACGCCCGGAAGCTTTCGCTTCATGCAAAATAATGAAACCATGTCCCATTCGTTGGTAGTGGCTGTTTCTATGATTTGCGGTATGTAGGCGCACAAACCCGGTGCAATGACCAAATCGTCCTGCAAATGCAGCCTCCATCCCGGATGTTCATATTCCAGCATTTTCCCAAAGCTTTTGTGGGATCCAGTTTTCCCCGCGTCTATGTGGATTCGCAAATCCGGGAATTCCTTTCGGTAGGTCTGTACTACGGCGAGCCGTTCGGGGACGGCTTGCACGTAGGTCGTGAATGATTTGCTCATGCAGCTTTCATTTGTTTTCGGATTCGTTTTTGAGATTTAGCGTGTTCATGGATGGCATGGGCTTCGTGCAGCAATTCGCATTTTTCCCCAGGCGTCAGGTCTATTTCGTAGACGTGGGTTTGTCCGGTGTGTTGGTCTACATGGGCGTAGTCGGCTATCCCCCGTCGCACGTATTCCACAATGTTCGCGGCGATGGCCGTTAGTTCTTCGGGCGTGTATGTCATAGCCACCCGTTTTGTTTGCCAAGGGCTACCCATTTTTGGTAGCGTATTTGTCGCCGGTGGGTTTTGTGCATCGCCCGCATGACTTCCATTGTGGTGCATTGATATGTCCCCGGCGAGCCAATTTCATGAACCAGTCCTTCGTCCATCAATTCCGACAGGCGACCGGTTATGGTTGACAATTTCCAATTTAAGGCGGACGCCATTTCTTTTGTAGTCATTCGGCCAGCGTTCCGAATGGTTCGGTACAGGGCAGCTTTGCCGTTAGTCAATTGCCCGGATTCAACCTGCTCCCAGTAGGTTTGGATGGAATGTTTGCTCATCGTAATAAGGGTTGATTATTTGACCCAAGGGGGGAGGCGCAATTCATTGATGCCGTCAAAATAGCCGCCGGGTGTCCCGTCCCAGCGTTTGAATTTTTCGATAGCGTCAATCACGTGAGGCAATGTAATCCCGTAAGCTTGATCCGATTGTTGATAGACAGCCACGTTGTATGGGGCCGTGGTTTCCGCCGCTATCCAATAGAATCGGTCAACGCCAAACAGGATTCGGTAAACCACAGCTTGCCAATGATATTTCAGGTTGGACGCATCACGCATGAACGCCTCCGGTGAGGCGTCCCGGCATGTTTTCAAATCCACCACGTAGTCCCCGCCGAAGGCGTCGGCGATTCCGACAAACGGATATTCAGCTATTGGTTTGCGGATAGACAATTCAAATTCGCACCCGGCCAGCAAATCACAGGCGGGAGCGCAATGGGTGACCGCGTCTTGCACCGATTGTATTTGAACGGCGTCTTGCCCGGTCAGGATGGTTTTGCCGTCGTTAGCGTCCGCAAATTCCTGCCATGCCGTTTTCCCCTCTTTCGTGCGCCGGTCAACCGCCGGAGCTATCGCGTAGCGTTCATTGAATTTGTGTGGTTCCAAAACGTAGCAATGAACAGCGCTGCCCAATTCCATTGCAGGCGTAGGGTCGATGGTTTTGGTCAAATAAGCGATGTAGTGGTTCGGCGATTGTGCGAACGCCTTTAACGCCGATACAGACAAATAATCTCGTTTCATAGGGTTAGATTAGGGATGTTTTCCAGTAAATGATTGCCCGGTCGTAAGTGGTCACGTTTGGGCAGGGGAATGTTTCCCCGGATTCCCACATGAGCATGTTTTTTTCCGGGGTGAATTTGTAGGCGACGAATGCCACAGGTTGGTCGTTCATAGGGGAATGAAAAGCCCCGCCCAAAATGGGCAGGGCGTTTTGGTTAGACGTTCGCCGGTTCCGTTTCACGTGGAACCCGCACCACATTCTGCCGGTAAATTTCGGTCAGGTTGACAATGACGCCGTCAGGGTGGTAACGGCGTGCCCGAGCTTCCGACGCGTAGAGGTGGGCCGAAATCCCGCCGTCAGCGTTCATGGCGAGGACATGCCATGAGTCCGCGATTTTCGGAATCAAAAACAAGTCGTAGGGCGATTCCGAATGAAAATAATAGGCGCCGTTAGGCAAATGGGTTCGCGACATTTGGTCAGCGCAAATCGTGACCACCGGAGCGTTGCATTCAGCGTCCATGTACATGATGTGCCGAGGCGTCTGTCCGTTGCGGAAAATGACGTCGTACATGCCCGTGAGGTGGGCGTCCCGTGAATAGCGTTCCATAGGGGAGCGGTTTATAGGGTTAGCGTTGGGTTCGGTTACGGAGCTGTTCCCGCACGTAGCGTTTTTCGCGGTAGGCATCGTCGTGCATTTTGACGTGAGCGTGCCATGCGTCAGTGCCCACGTGTTCATTGAACATAGCGTCGAGGCATGATGTCAATTGCCGACATTCAATTACAAGGATTTCCAGATAATCCATCAAGTGGGTCACGTGGAATGTGTGCAGCGCGTGCCGGTCAACAAATTTGAGCGGGGTGCATTCGTAGGGCAGTGTCATAGGGACAAAGGGTTGTGTGTTTTCCATGCACAAATATACGAAACATTTTTAATTTTCCAACATGTGAGGCATGTTTTTTTTCATTCCTCACACCAGCGTTCCGTGCAATGGTTAGCTATTTCGTACCAATTGACGTCAGCCATGAACGCCAAGGCAAAATCCCGCACCCATTCAGGGCCGTCTACCCCGTCCATGTAGTTTAGAATGATGTCTTCCAAATGGTGTGCCCGGTCATAATTGTCCATGTCCCTCCATTGGTCAGGGGTCATGCCGGTAGCGTCGATTTCCATTTCATCGACTAATTCGAGGTTAACCCGCCATGTGGCGTAGTTTGTCCAGCCGTTGTATTTTTCCATAGGGTAAAGGATTAGGGTTTCAAATGTGTACAGCTTTCCACCATTCCACCGATTCCGCCACCGAGCAATCGGAGGCAACCCAGTGGGCGTGGATCAAGGTTATGATTTCGAGGGCATCGTCCCCCTGCACAAACATGTCAGGTTCAAATATGTGGATGTAGGGGAGGCGGGTGTCAATGACGGCGTTAGCGTGTTCGCCGTGTAGCCACGTGATGTTAGGGGTGTAGTCCATGATGCAGGGGTAAAAAGCCCCGCCCGGAATGGGCAGGGCATCGTCATTTAGAATGAAAAATCGTAGTGTTCGTTCATCCAGCCAAAAACCACGTTAACCGGTTCCGAGTGGAATGTCCGCCCGTCGATTACGTGCCGGTGTCTCCATCCATTCCACCGGAGGTACAGCGTGATTTGCGAGGGGTTCGCATCCCGTTCGTAGCGGTAGGTTTGGGAATCAGACATTCCGAAATTGTCAGTCCGGATGCATTCAGCGCGTTCCAACGTGACCGAGCGTTGAGCGTGGTTCACATCGATAATCCAGTACGCATGTCGGTCAGTCCATAAACAAATGGTCGCCCCTTCACCCACCACCGGGAGGGTTTGGTTGTTCGAGACCATCCAATTAACAAACGAGCCCGTACGGGGCAGTTGAGCGGTCGCCCGCAGGGGCGTGGGGTTGTGGTTTTCCATGCCACAAATATACACAATGTTTTCAATTTTCCGCGCGTCGACGTCGTTTTTTTTCGGTCGGCGGTTCTGGGTCGGGAGTGGTTAATTCCTGTTCACGCTGCCAGTCCTCGGCCAATTTTTTCATTTCGGCGTAGATTTCTCGGACGCACGATTTGCATCCGGTGTATTTCCTGTTCGTTCCATTTGCCTTGTTGTAGGTCTCAAACAGGATTTGGATTTCGGTCGCGTTGAGTTCTGCCCTTTCAGTTGCGGTAAATTCTACAACCAAACGCATGATGTCGGCGTCGATTTGAGCGTCCCATTTTCCTAGTGGACATTTAGCGATTTTGAGCGTCGCTTTCAACGGGATGAAACATCCGCAAAGCTTACGCGTGGTTCGCCCTACCCCTACGTTTTGAGGAAATCCTAACGTGCCACATGACCGGGTGGTTTTGTTGTAATAGACGCAAGCTTCGCATGTAGCTATCCGTTTTGTCCGGATTTCGGATGAGACCTGTAAAAACATTGTCGAATGGTTTTTCGGGTTTGGTTCAAGCTGTTGTACAGCGTTTGTAATGGTATTCCAGTTCCGTGTGCGATTTCGACCATTGAATAGCCCTCGTTGTGAAGCTTCCATACCAGCCGGTCAAATCGATGTAATCGGTCAATGTATAGCTCCAGCTGTTCACGTATGAATGGGTCATGGTCGTTTTCAGGGGCGGGTATGTCTTGCAATGGGGTGTCATCGATGTGGTATTCTGATTTGAATTTTCCTGAATAAGCTTCGCGTTGCATCACCCGCACGAAATAGGCGTAGTGATTTTGGACGTCCGGTTTTTCCCGGCAAATCAAATAACAGCTATGTACAAGGTCTTCCGCATCGGCATGGTATTTCCGTGCCGCCGTCACCAGCTTGGCGTAATGTTGGCTGATCCATTTATCCCAGTCGTTTTTGCCTGATGAGGTCATTTACCAGCTTCCTGTAATGGGCTATCATGGATTCCATTTCGACCGGCGATATTTTCGCCAGCTTATTGGAGGCAATGTACAGGTTTTCAGCGGTGTCCGGGCCATACGTTTGGTTCAGCTTAATGCTGAATTTGTATTGTTCCCCGCCGTTCATGTTGCAGCGCTTGCACTGGAATTGGACGTTGTGTTCGTGCCACCGAGTGCTCGTTTTAGCTCGGGTCACGAAATGACCGGCATCGACTTGTTTCCAGTGATATGTGTGTTCGCATGTGAAACATTGACCATAGCCGTATTGGTCTGTAGCCCGCAAGCGGATGTACCGGCTAAAAATTTCGTCGAGCTTTTTTTTAAGCGTTGGTTTCGGGTTCGGGTTCAGTGGCATCCGGTTCGGGTTTGGTTGTGTTATCGTAGCGGAACGGCCAAGCTTTTCGGCGTAGGTCGGCCATTGATTGTGGTTCGTATGTCACATGGTCAGGGCGGTCAGTGCCCCGCGTGATTTGGTGAGCGGTGTGTTGTTTCTCAATGAATGGTTGACGTTCCGTTTCGTGCGCCACGAACGCGTCAGCAAATTCCGCAACCTTTAGCCGTTCGTAGTATTTCCCGTAATATCCCATTTTCATGCGTTGAGTCACGATTCGCCATTCCTCCAGTTTCATTGCCGGGAATTGATCCAGCAACGCCTCCACACAGAAAATAAAATCCGCAGCCGTTTCCAGCGTTTTTTTAGCGTCAATGAATTTGCAAACGTCCCCGACCATCAGGACGAGGGCAGCACGGGTTTCGGTCGGGTTGTATTTCAGGGCTGTTTTTACGTTCGTGCCATGCACCCACGCGTCTTCAGGTTTGATGTCAGCCAGCCCCGTCCCGGATATACGATGCAAGCTCATCGTAGTCGACCGGATTCGCATTTGGTCGCGTTCCGTCAGGTTTGAGGGGGAATAGTCCTTGCCATCCTTGGGCAATGGATTGGTGAATGATGTCGATAGCTGTTCGGACATTGTGGTTCGAGATTTTTTGCAGCCGATGTAATTGGGTGATTTCGCCTTGTTCCGTGTAGGCGCGTAGGCGTCGGGTTTTTCGTTCAGATTTCCATTGTGCCCAAGCTTCCGCAAAATCATGATCAGGGAACGGCATCAAGATTTCCGCCGGTGGGTTATTCAATGGTTCCTTAATTGGTTTATTCAATGATATATTATGTGGCTCATTTTGAGCCGGGGGTCGGTTCATTTTGAGCCGGTCGCCGGTTCGTTTTGAGCCATTGCTGGGTTCATTTTGAGCCGGGTCATTTTGGCCCGGTGCAATTTGAGCTACCCGTATGGTGCGATTTGGCGTGTAGGAAATTTCAATGTAGCCCATGTTTTGTAACGAGGACAGGCTCCGTTTTGCGGTCGCAATTGAGCATTGAACATCGTTAGCGATTCGTTCGTTCGTCTTGTAGTATTCCATGCCATTGTCAATCATTGAAACAATGTCTGACAACAGGATTTTGTCGATCAAGGTTAAGCGGCGGTCATGCCAAATCGTAGCGGGAATCCACAATCCGAAGCGGTCAGAAACCAAACGGGAGGGCTGTTTGCCCCCCCGGTCATTTTGGTTCGTAGACATTTAGGTCAGCCGTTGTGGATTTCGCGTTCACGTTCCAGCACCATCGTAATCCAGTCCGCATAGCTGATGCCAGTTTGAGCGTGCAATTCAGGCAAATGTTTCAACATGTTCCGTGGTGAGCTTTCCAGCCACGTGGTCACGGATGCCGGTTGCACGCCGAGTTTTTCAGCGGTCATCGACAGCTTGCCGTAATGCCGCAAAAGGGTCAAACGCAATTCATTCATTGGGTTGGTTCAGGTGAGCGATTATTTGATTTTTGACCTCCAGCATTTGTTTGGCGAGGGAACACAACGCACCAATAGCCGCGTCTGATTCGTAGGCCATGCCGTTCGCAATTTGATATTGCAAAGCTGCATTGATAGCCCACGATGAATCAATTGAGGCCTGTATATTTCGGTCATCCCGATGTGGTCTGTTGCCAGCAAATTCGGGTTTTTTAAGGCGAAGCTTTGTGCCGTATTGATTCGTCTGTTGCGAGACGATTTCGACGTCGTCTCCAGTTTTCCATTGGTTTTCATTTTTACATGAAACCTCCCCAGTCAACCCATTGTCAAGGGTGACATGATATGTGAACATGTAGCCGTATTGACCGGTGTAGCCGCCGCGTTCCGTAGGCGTGACGTTCGTGATTTTCATAGCTGATTGTCGTTTAAGTGGTTGACCAAATGATTCAAAACGCGTTCTAATTCAAAGACATGAAATTCGATGTCGTAGGGTTCAGCGTTACAGGCCCCGCGTTTCCGTTTCGTTTCGTAGACGGCATTTGCCAGCCGACGTCGGAATGATTCCGTGACGTAAGCGTCCAGTTGTGGCATAGGGTTCCGCGTGGCCGCCAGCCATTCGCACCATTCATTGAAACCGGGGCAAGCGTGCGTGTCCCTTTCAATTTCAGGTTGGTAGTAATTTTTGAGTTTTCCCATAGGGTAGGGTTTTAGGGTTGAACAATTTGCATGGTCAGTCGTGAATTGTAGCGCCATCCCCATGAGGATTGGCCCCATTTAATCATAGTGAACACGCCGGGAACGTAGGAACGTTGAACGACGTAGCGAATGCCGCCAGCCATGATGGTTCCGTCCCGGTAGATTTTTTGGACGTGAGTCGTCCACGAATCAGCGAAATTGCCCGAAATGTCGCAACGGGTAAAAGACAATTGAGTTCCGATTTCCATGTTAGCGGTGATGTTTTCCATGCACAAATATACCACATTTCCCCCGATTTCCAAAAAAAATTTAATTTTCGGTATTTTTTTTTTGGGGGCAGGTGGGAGGGTCAGGAATCGAACCTGCACGGACATGGAGTCCGTTCCCGCACGCTATGCCGCAGCTCGACGCACGCCCCCCAT